AAAACGCCATTCTATAGTATTGAGAGCAGATTTTGTTACTCTATGTTATCTCAATGATTTCATAAGATAACATTTCCTTTAGTCCCGTCGGGACTACAACTTAAAATAAGCAATCATCTGATTTAAAGATGGTTGCTATTTTTATTGTTGATATTTTCGGCGTGTTTTTGGCGATATAATACCCGTTTAACATTTACTTACCCAAACTTCGTGATCGGCCTTGTGCTTTGATTGCGTCCACTTCATTACGCAAATATAGCACTTTTCGTCCTATTCTTATCGGATTTAGACACTTTTCTTTCTCCCACCTATGTAATGTCGGATAGGATACCCTCAAAATTCCAGAAGTCTCCTCGCGGGTGTAATATTCCATCTTATCCCCCATAGCAGCCTTGACAGCACTAAAGGTTTTTTCGGCTATACTATTACCTGTTTCCTGAATGAGTGCATTCGCAAAGGTACGCAAATCAGATGCACGAACCAAGAACATCGCATCCGCTTGCCGATCTTGCATGACTTGCATAAGTATACTATCCATATCCTATTAAATAAAAGGCAGCTTCTGCTGCCATCCGTCGATATATTTTCTGATTACCTTTTTTATCCCACGCCATAATATCGGCTGAGATTTATGACACTTGAAGCGATAAGAAAATGAGTGATTAAAATGGACCCCAAATTCTTTATCTTTGACGATAATTGATTCTAACAACTCGATCCTGCTGAAATCTATATTAACCTCCGATTCATCGCGTGCCCCACCTTTTCTTTTTTTCTTGATCCCCATTGCACATCCCGAATTTAATCACTACCTTTATCCTGCGTGTAGGGGTGATCTTTCGGGATTGCCTCTTTTTTATTTCTTCTCCAGCTCTGCCAGGAGAGCGTCGGCAAGGGTAATCGTAGAACGAGCAATTGCTACATCAGCCGGCATGTCCTTGTATTCGTCTTTAACCTTCGCACCAGTAGTAATAGCAGCATGGAATACGACCGGCATTATTTGCCCGGCATACACCCGCCGCCAGTACTCCCGGTCAACTGGTAAGGATTCCTTACAAGTTGGGTTATCAACTGTCAACTTTTCTTTGACAGTTGGCCCGTACTCTCCCCGCGCCAGCTTCTCGGCGTAGTCGTCGTCACGCATCATAAGGTCATTTAGGGTCGTCGTATCAGGTATTAGTATCCCCTCTAAGCTATAAAGCTCAACATGTTCATACTCACCCGCATCCAATAAGGCTATTATCCTGCTATGGGGCTCACCCCGGCGGTCATCACATATAATTCTTGCGTTTCTCCCACTCCTCGTGCACACCGGCGCGCCTGCTTTGGCGGCCGCTAAATCGAAATTCTTCATGTTATTCAGTTTTATTAAATTTACCACCAAAATAAATCTCCCCACAAAAGGGTAAACACTATCGTTACATTTATCCATGATATTGATAAAAGCAAGCCGCCAATATCGTAATCGCGCATCGGCCTATCGTAGATATTTTTCGCCCAAAGCAATAGAAGGATATACACCACTACTGCCACGGCATTATACCAAGTCATTGCTATCATGGTTATTTCAGTTTTTCGAGATTTTGCGAGAATCTCGCTATTTCAGTAATTCATAAAGTGTTTTATCCTTCGCTATCGTCCCGATTTTCACCCGTCCTGCCTCTTCTTCGGTGTCGAATTGTAGCACCATTTTTTCACGTATTGGACATCCATTGTCCCGCCAAATTACATCGACCATAAGATGCCACTTTCCATTCCAAAATGCGGGTCCCCCGAATATCTCGGCCACGTAAGCGTATATTTTACGGGTAACTATTTGACAGATCAAGTCGCTCATTTCACCAATTCAAATTCGTAAACTACTACCCACGGATTCGATTTCCACGTACCCCGGCCGTAAACCTTGTCAATCAGCGAGGCGAAGGCTTCGCGGGGAGTGTCTTTTAAAATGTCTCCTATTACAAAGTGGGTTGGATGTATGGGGAAATTTTTTGGAAAGTTCGGCGTAAATTGCCTGATCCCTTCCCGTAAACACTCCTCGTCCGAAATATCCTGCAACCGCTCGCAGCGGATTCCCGTGATGCGGATTTGGTGGGGCATCAGGTCGGCGCTAACGTACATTTTATTGCGCCAACCTTTGTGCGTTGAAATAATCTGATATCCATCGATTTCGGGACGCGAGAGGTAAGCCCAAGACTGGATGCCTGCCTGTTCGTAACTTTGCGCCACGGCCACGACCTCGCCGACCCCGTATTTCGGCAATATCACATCCCCATTATTCCTTTTTGCCCATCCGAAGTTGTCAGATAAAAAGTCCGGTTGCGGAATTATTATCCGTCGCGTCATGGTCTTTCGACCCTCGATAACCGCCTGCGTCAGTCCGTATCGGTCGTTAAACATAATCTTCTTCATGGCTATTCTTGTTTTAGGTTGTTCAGTCTGTCGAGCTCGGCGGCGATGATAGCACCTGCCTCGGCAAGCAAGTTCACCGCTTCTACATTTTTGGAAAGGCGCGCAGAAAATTCAACCAGATTCTCTGCGCGCGCAACCATGTTGCATGCCCCCTCCAACTTGCCGCGTGATGCAAATATTTTAGCGCGCTCCTCCGCAATCAGTTCGATTCCTGTTTTCATTTTTTTCTTTTTTCATGGCTCAATCATTTTCGTCGTTATCATCATCGGGATAGCTCACATCCTCATAGTCCACACAGAAGCTGATGATGTCCCGCTCCTCGTCAAACATTCCTTCGTCCCGGCACTGCTCGTATTTCCGGCAGTTATAGCAATAACAGTCGTTTATCGGTCTGTTGATTTTCATCACTCATACGGGTTTGTGGGTAAATCGTGAACGCTGACGGCCAGCCCGGCGGGGATCAGACCGCGGTAGTCCAAGTGCAGGCGATGGAGTAAATCATACAATTTGTAAGGATCTGATATAGCGCATACCTCCGAGCTGCTGAGGGAAGAAGTTCGTATAAATGTTTTCCAGTCGTGGTCCCATAAAAACCAGTCTTTCCATTCGCAGGAATACATTCGTTTGTCTTCCTGTTCGAATACCCATCGAGCACTTTCCTGCTCCTCGACTATATTCGCCAGCTCAGAGATCGGGATAAACGGTTTTCCGTCGTTGTAACCCCGCTCGGTGATCTTCACAAACAGATCGGACATCGGACGAAGGATCGGGGATGCCATAACCAACTCTTCCGAATACTTCTCACCGGAAATCATTTCAACTTTTTCTTCCCCATTCCAGTCGCAACACGCTGCACTCTGCCACTCCCATACGGTGGTCATTCCGCGCTTTCTGTCTAATAATTTAAGCCCATACGGCAGATACCCCGCGATGTCGGTTAGTGTAAGTTCTCGTTTCATGCGTCTATGGTTATTTGCTCTGATTTTTTGTTAATGGTTAACTCTGTTATATCAAAATCAAGTATATATTCTACGCCATCTTCAAGGATGCACACACTAATGTCGCACGCCTCGCAGTCATTATCTACCGCCCAGTCGTAAAGTTCTTTCGGTGTCATATCTCTGTCTTATTCGTGAATCTCCCGCCAGCCGAGGATGTTTTCGTGGTCAATGTGGACACTTGTCCTATCAATACACCACTTATTTTTGCCACTCCATAAATCACCCAATCGAAATGCTATTGCCATCATGATTTTATTAAAAGCCTTGTATTTCACCTCTACAACCTTAATATATTCCGGCAATTCCTCTTTCGGGTCGTGCCAGCGCGTCAGCTCCTCATACTGGGCTTTTGCCCCGGCGATATAGGCGTCTATCATCGCCTGTCTGTTGTATGGATGCACGAGACCTGCTCCCAGCGAATCAATCCATTCTTTCGCTCTTTCCTCAATCGTTTTCATTCTCGTTCAGTTTTTGGATGAAATTCTTTCGGTGGTATTCGTAATCCGGTTCGAACTCTCCGTCCTCGCCGTTCTCGAACCACATATCGTCGAATGCACTGATCGCTTTCTTCTGCATCCGCTCCTCGGCCTCCTGCTCGGCGATGTCGGCCGTGTGGGTCATTGCAGTCCGAATCTGCCATTTCGCGTGGTCCGCCAACTCTGCCGTGAGATTATTGATGCACCCGTCGATAAATTCTTTTGCTTTTTCGCTTTTCATGGCTAAATATTGTATTTAGTGTAACGCCCACGTCTTGTGCATGGTGGCGATCAGGTCTATATACCCTTTGTATTCCTCCATCTGTTCGGGACTATAGCCTTCGGCCTCGCCAATTTTTCGGAAATGCTTCTGCCACTCGGAAATGGTGTAGCGTTTGCATCCTATTTGAATAACATCCTCACCCCAATAGGATACTGCATGGCTAGATGCGCTGATAAATAGCGATTTCGGAACATCGCACCCGTCGCCCAGCTTGCACCCGGCGCCCAGCTTGCACCCGGCGCCCATCTTGCACCCGTCGCCCAACTTGCACACGTAGCCCAGCTCACACCAGTCGCCCAGTGTGCACCCGTCGCCCAGCTTGCACCCGTCGCCCAACTTGCACACGTAGCCCAGCTTAATATTTCGAGAGACAAATTCCTTCGTTAATTCAGAAAGTTCGTTGTACTGGAAAGGAGTCCATCCTTTTTCATCGATCCAGAGATAAAGTGTTTTCATTGTGTGTGTATTTTTGGTTTAGTTCTCTATTAACTCTTCTACCCTGAACGCCCGGCCACGTCGTGGGCTTCTTAACCTGCGGCACTCGAAATCGGTACTGAACACTTCGACCGAGAACAGACAGAGAAGTATCGCCGCCCCTATTCTCCGGGTCATTTCGGACACATTCAGGGAGATGCCGAAGTTTACCGTGAAATACCATGTAACAAGCGCCTGCAAGGTTCGTTTGGTCCCCGTCTTGTCGTAGATGCTCTGGAGATGATTCGCTACACATTGGTATATGACGTTCATCCGATCTGCGATCTCGCGGGCCGAGTATCCCAGCACGGCGAGATTCATTACCTCACGCTCGCGTTTGCTCAGTATGGCGTCGGTTTTCATAGCTATGCCAGCCCCCAAGGCTCTTTAATTCCATATCGTGCGAATTTTCCTGCGATCATGCGGCGTTCGGAGATGCTGTGAGGAACCAGACCGTTCATCCGGTTCGAGTACGCTTTCTTGCAAAGCTCGTCATTCTCCAAATTGTTGGATCGCTCTCGATACAAGGCCCGCATGATGCTTCGGCGAAGTTTGGAGTAGGCTTTACGATCCCTATGTCTCAACTCATTGGCACCTTTTGCGAAAGCATTGCGCTCAATATCTTCTTGTGATTTAATCATGATATGTTTTTAAAAGTCGGCGCAACCACCTCCAAAGACAGGTGTCTAATAAATCAGTATTGGTAATTGCGCCGTTTTTTATATATTTGTAGTTGTCTAATAAGTCAGTTTATGAATACTCAAAAAATTAATGCTTACGTCGCTGAAAAACTGGAAGCTGAAATATGCCCTACACATGGAAAACACCCTACTATAGTTTGGGAAGGTGATAATATTAATGCCAATTGCTGTTGTGACGAATTTCGCTCATATATCGTTTTGAAAGCGGGTGATTTACTTAAAGAAGCTGCATTAAAAGAAATAGAATTTCTATTTACCCGCTAACATCACAACCAGATAGGCATAAGCCTTTATTATCTTACTTCCTTCGGATTCGATCTTCGCTCCTTCTTTCTTGATCTGATCCGCAAGTTCTGCTATTGTTCTGCCTTGCAACGGCGGAATAAACACTTTTAATTCAACAGGTAATTTATTGTCCATATACTTGGCTATTTCAAAAACTTTTGTATATCTTTACATTGTTTATCGGTGTAGAATAATCTACCTTTGCGGTGTAGTTTAGTTCTACATTGCAAATATAGAATATAATTCTAAGAATGCATAGATTTTCTTAGAATTTTTACATAGATAATACTTATAGAAATAGAAAATATCATTAAGTCTCTGATAATATGACCCTTAAAGAGAGAATTCAAGTATATTGCCAATACAAAGGGATTTCGGTCTCTCAATTTGAGAGGCTGGCAGGGCTTTCAAATGGATATTTTAAAGATGGGAGTAAAATGCCTCGCCCAGATAAGATTTCTAAAATTCTAAGTATTTTCCCCGATATAAATAGAAATTGGCTTCTCCATGAAGAAGAACCAATGCTAATTGCGGTGGAGCAACCAGTCAGCCAAGGAGGTGGAGACGTCGCACTTCTGGAAGCTGAATTTAATAACCCAAGCACTATGAAGAGATTCTTAGATTCATTACTCCGGCAAAATGAGGAGTTGATTCGGCAAAATGGGGCATTAATTGACCTGTACCGAGAAGAGAGAGAGAAAGGGAAGGGCGAAGTCGCCCAAAAAAAAGAGGCGTAGCGGTATTCTAATTAGCCTTATTCCATCTCCATTAGAGCGAAAGAAATATGACAAAATTAAACCGTCTAAAATAAGCTCCATATAGCGAGCAACACACTTAAAGGAGATTACGGTCTCCTTTAAAAACGGCCAAGACGTCAGTAGCCCAAAACATATCCTCTTAAGGTAAAATCCATAGTGCAAAAAAGCATACTCCAATAACCCCCAAATATATCCCCAGCTCCGGCGCTTGCCGGGGCATTTTTTATATATTGGCACAATAAACGCATTACATACACGTTGTCATAGTGCGACAAAAAAAATCGGCAAAAAATTTGCATTGAATAAAAAAAGATATATATCTTTGTAACGAAAACCAAGCATCGCCATACTTTCTTGTATGGTTTGAGCCGCTATAAGTAGCGGCTTTTTTTATAATTATATGATTATGAAGAAACGTGTTACAATATATATCGACGGTTTCAATTTTTACTATGGCTTGAAACGCATCAAATCTGCGGATGTTGATTGGCGGAAATATTACTGGATAGACTATGTGAAATTGTTCGAGCAATTTGTGGGTCCGGATCAAGAATTAGCAAAAGTAGTCTATTTTACTGCGTCTCCCCTTAGTCCCAGCAAAAACAGCCGCCAGAGTGCACTACTAAACGCCAACAAATTACTTCATCCTGATAAATTTGAAGTCGTACGCGGCAAGTATATTGGGAAAACAATAGAATGTCCTCATTGTAAATTTGCAATTAGCAAACCTGAAGAAAAACGCACGGATGTTAATCTTTCAGTTCGAATGATGGGCGATTGTTTTATGGATAAAACAGATATCTTAGTCCTTGTCAGCGCTGACAGCGATTTAGTCCCGCCTATTGAGTTTATCCAAAGCAATCATCATAACAAAAAAGTTAAAGTATATTTTCCACCCGCAAATTTTAGCAACGATTTAAAGGATAACATAATAAGGCACAAGGGGAAACCTATATTATTAGAAAGAAATAAAATTAAATTCGAAAATAGCATTATGCCTGAAAGGATTGATATCAATGGTAAAATCGTCACTATACCCGACAAATGGAAATAGGCATAACTTTTATCGATTACTAATTAAATTAACTACATGAACAAACAGCAATAAAACCCAACACCCATTGATCCCCGACCATTTGGTCGGGGATTTTTGTACCTTTTGAACAATATCATCCGCCAAAATAAGGTTTTCCCTATAGCAAAACACAAACCTTTTGAACAATTTGCCATCTTTAGAATAAAAGTGCAAAAAAATCTGAAATTTTTTCGCCAAACTCTTGCAAAATGCGCCGAACGTGCACACCTTTGTCCCAGATGCTTGTGATGGCGCAAGCAACGGACACAATCGGAAAGACCTTATTTGTTGGAGTTACGTGATTAGGAAGTCTGTTGGCCGTCATGCGCCAGCAGACTTTTTTTTCTTATGACTCGAAAGGCAAAAGGATTGGTGCCACAGGACGACAGGGGCAACATCACGCTGTTTATGAACCGTGACGAATTGATGATCGCCATAAACGCAACGGCATTACGCTGCAAGAAATTTATTCGTCACGAAATACTCGCCAAACGACAGGGAATACAGACAGACAATAAGTATACCCAGAAGATGGCACAACACCATACGGACGGGAAAAACTTTTTCACTCCGCCTTTTGGTAATTCACGGGACCGCAACAACCTTTGCTCTGAACCTATGAAGGCATAAACAAACATGATCCATTAAAATGACATGGCAGATGTAGGCGATATAATAACTCGTAAAGTTTCCGAACTCCTATTGTTGCCCGGTAACCCTAGGCGCATATCAAAGACGGACATGGAACGCTTAATGGCTTCAATCCGTAAATACGGATTCTGGAGGCATCGACCTATTGCCATATCCACAAGAACAGGAGAAGAGATTGTCATATGCGGCAATCAACGACTTAAAGCCGCAAGAAAACTAGGGCTTAAATCGGTCCCAGCTATTATCTATAATAACCTTGACGAACAAGAGGAAAATGACATCGTTTTGCGAGATAATATTAACAACGGCGAATGGGACTTCGAGGCATTGCAAGACGATAAATGGGGAGATCTCGATTTCAAGGAGATAGGCATTGACATGCCTGCATTCGACGAAGAGATTAAGGGAGTGAAATCCGAGCATACACCGGATAATAGAGCAGACAATTTTCCCGAAAATAATGAAGATCGGAACGCTTTCTATCAATCAATGCTAACCGACTGCTTATACGAGAGCAACAACCTTTTTGAGATTCCTAATTTGCGCCTCGATATGCAAGCGGGAAAGTTGCAACTTCCGTTTGCCCCCTATGGAGCCGAGTCGCGGCAAAAAAAGGGGGTTTGCACCTACCATTTCTACGTAGACGATTATCGCTTCGAAGCTATATGGAAGGACCCGACAAAGGTATTAAATAGCGGATGCGTAGCGCTAGTCGAGCCGAATTTGTCGTTATTCGACACAACCCCCATAGCGTGGGGGCTACAACAGATCTATAAAAAACGGTGGATTTCCCGCTACTTTCAGGAATGCGGTATTTTCATATATGCTGACTTGAATGTTTCTCGGAAATTCTATGACTACAATCGCATGGGTATTCCCGATGGATATAATGCGTTTTTCACGCGAGGATATGCCGATCGCCTCGAATATCTGAAAGCAGAGCATCTGATAGCAAAAGATATTTCAGGCAAAGAAACACCGAACCTTATCATTTACGGAGGCGGAAAGGTCGTGCAAGAGTATTGTGCATCTAACAGCCTCGTGTATGTCGAACAATTAATGACAGCAAAAAGAAATGGCTAAAACAAGCGGTTCGATAAGAGGTAATAAATACCCCAAAGAAATATCCCTTGATGAGTATCTGGGGAAACGCGGGCTTCGGTCGCCAATCAGTGATTATATGGATGATAAATGGCGGAGCGTACGAATGACAGCCCGTGGCCGTAAAAAATTTGAACGAGAGGCCGAGGCTGCTCGTAATGAATATAGCAAAAGACGTGCTTTTGCCATAGCCGAATATGAAAATCTGGTGAAAGCCGGCAAAATAAAGAGTCCTCGCGAAACCAAGCTGGAAGCCTTATTGAGTGTAGCAAGAGGCCATCCGGATAATGAAGGGACCCAAGCAGCGCGTAGATTACTAAAGAAAAGATATAATATAACCATAAGTTGACATGGCGAAGACAAGTGGAGGAATTAGGGGTACAGCTCGTAGAGCAAATGAAACGCCATTGCAATTCTACAAAAGGAGACAATCCGACCTAAACCATATATTACGAAAGGCAGAGTCTAAAGGGCAAAATGTGGTTAAATTTAACTGGGGCGATGGCACAACTCATACATTTTATAGAGGCCATGCTGGACGTTGGACAACAGATCGCCGTGAATATGAATATTTGCAGAAACGCAGATACAGGAAACAGATATAGACAGTTAAAGTGATAAAAACAAGCGTTAAACAAGCGTTGTGGCAGGAGAGTACGAACATATAAAAGGCAAAGGCAATCGCTTTTCAACCACCAACCAGCCTAAAAATCCCGGCCGGAAGTCTTCATTATATAACCATATCAAAAAACTGCTCGGCACAGAAGCCAAGGCAGAATTGAGCAAAGAGGATTATTTCAAACTAATCCAATTCCTTCTGGAACAACCCCTCGACAACCTCAAAAAACTCGCCGACAGTAAGAATACACCAATTTGGATTGTCGGAGTAGTTCGAGCAGTCGTTAAAGATGCCAATATAGGACGCACTAACACCCTTGATTCGCTTTTCGACCGTCTTTTCGGCAAAGCGTCGCAACCGCTCACCGGGAAGAATGAGGGGCCGATTGAATTTAAAGGCTCTATTCCTGTTAGAGAATGGATAAAAGATCGAATACGCAAAAATGATTGAGCCGCAAGACATATATCTTCCTCTTTATGACGATACCGAGCATTTTATCATCCTGATAACTGGCGGCCGAGGCAGCGGGAAATCGTTTAATGCCGGAGCCTTTGTCGAACGTCTAACATTTGAAGAGGGGCATATTATTCTGTATTGCCGCTATACAATGACATCTGCCGCCATATCTGTCATCCCGGAATTTACAGAGAAGATAGAAGCTGACGGCACCAGCGATTTTTTCCATACCACCAAGACTGATATAGAAAATACAGTGTCAGGAAGCAAGGTGCTGTTCCGGGGTATCAAGACATCATCCGGCAACCAAACGGCCAAACTCAAATCCATACAAGGAATCACGACTTTCGTGTGTGATGAGGCCGAAGAATGGACGAGCGAAACAGACTTTGACAAACTCGTGCTTTCGATTCGTCAGAAGGGAATCCAAAATAGGGTTATCATTATTATGAACCCTACTGACTCCAACCACTTCATTTATCGCAAATATATTGAGAAGACACATAAGATCGTCCAATATGATGGCGTAGATGTACAAATAAGCACACATCCAAATGTATTGCATATACACACTACATATTTGGACAATATAGAGAATCTGAGCGAAGAATTTATCCGTGAAGTAGAACGGATGAAAGTCGAAAATCCCGATAAATATGCTCATATTGTCATGGGACGATGGGAAGACGTAGCCGAAGGAGCGATATTCAAGAATATACATATCATCAAGGATTTCCCTGCTTGGTGCGAGAATGTAGCTATCGGGCAGGACTTCGGATACACCAATGATCCGACGGCTATAGCGAAATGTGGAATGATTGGCAATAACTGTCTGTATATTGACGAGTTGTGTTACCGTACCCATATGCTTACAAAAGACATCATTGTCGAGTTAAAAAAGGTTCCTGATCTGCAAGTCATGTCTGAATCTGCAGATCCGCGTCTAATTGACGAAATCGCCAATGCTGGAATCATGATATATCCAGTAGACAAAAGCGGGAGGTCGATTATAGCTGGCATTGATAAAATGCTTGAGATGGAAATATACGTAACTGAACGATCATACAATATGCTCATGGAATTCCGAAATTACGTATGGGGGAAGGATAAAGACGGCAGGCCCATAAACACCCCTGCCGATGGACAAGCCGACCACCTAATCGATGCGGTACGATATTATGTACTCGGCAAGATACTCGGCAAAATTCAACATGTGAAAAATTACGAAGGATATTTTTAATAAAACTGTATGAAGACCTTACAGGAAATATTTGCATTGCCCACGGAAGCGGAAAAGATTGATTATCTCAAGCACCGTCGCACTCCTCTGCCCGATGCAGAAACATTGTATAAAGATTGGGACCCTGACAAACACGATGTAATGGATCCTGAAATTCGCCCTGACGGAAAAGTTATCGTTGAAGAGGCCAAGCAGGACCCGAAGACAGGCAAAGTCATCCCAGCTAAATATAAAAAAGACGATGTAAATCCGACAAACCGCATCCCGTTGCCTTTAGAGCAGGACATTACGAACATTCATACTGCATGGACCGTCGGGAAGGATCCCAAGGTAAATTGCAGCCCGAATAATGAGGAAGAAAAAGAGCTGCTCAACATCATAGACAGCATCTGCCGAAAAAACAAGATGCGCTACAACAACAAACGTCTCGTCCGCTCTTGGCTCTCTGAGACCGAAGTTGCTGAATATTGGTACGCCGTTAAGGACGAAGGTTTTTGGCGTAAGATGCTGGCTCAGGTGAAAAAAGCATTCGGGGGTAGTGTATCACCCAAATACAAGTTGCGTTGTGCAATATGGTCGCCGTTTAGGGGAGACAAACTATACCCCCTTTTTGACGATTCTGGCGACTATCTGGCTTTAAGTCGCCAATACTCCGTAAAAGAAGTTGATGGAACCGAAGTAGAATACTTCATGACTATCACAGATGAAAAGGTGTATAAGTGGCGACTTGATTCCGATTGGATCAAAGTCGGCGAATTCAAGCACGGATTCGCAAAGAACCCTACCATATATTCATACAGATGCAAAACTCTATGCCATAACATCAGACCTATCCGCGAACGCTTGGAGCGCCTTTTGTCTAACTTCGCAGATTGTATTGACCGATGCTTCTTCCCATATCTTATTCTTGAAGGTGAAATACACGGCACTCCTCAGCAATCAGGGAAAAACAGGATGATAAAGATCACCAACGGCGGGAAAGTGTATTATCTGAATTGGGATCAGGCAAGTGATTCAGTGCGGTTGGAACTTGATGGCCTTTGGAGTAAAGCCTATCAACTGACCAACACTCCACAGCTTTCGCTGGAAGCATTGAAAGGGCTTGGAGACGTTCCATCAGGCAGAGCGTTTCAGTTCCTATTTATGGGGACTAATCTTGCCGTAGATAATCATGCAGAAGTAATCGGCGAGCACATACAGCGCAGATACAATTTTCTTGTCTCTGCCGTAGGATCTTTAAATGCGGAGTACATGCGTGCTGCAGAGACTATTGATATTGAAACCGAGATACAGCCTTTCAGTATCGACGATATAGCCGAGAAGATCAAAAATGCTACAGACGCATGTGGAAAACCCATTGCTTCGCTCAAAACCGGTGTAATGCTGGCTGGTCTTGTAGATGATGTGGATGATGAAATAAAACTTATCGAAAGTAACAACACAAAAGAGGGAGGTGTCATGAAAGCATTGGAAGAATAAAAATAATTTCCAATATTAAAAAATTACATAAGTATTTGGTAATTCACGTGACCGTCGAAATCTTTGCCTTGAGCTTGTGGAGGATCAAGCAACAGACATCGACGAAATAACAACTAATAACTAAAATCAGTCTGTTGGCCTTCTAAGCCGACAGACTTTTTTATGCTTTGACCACAATGACATATCCAATACAATAGACCTGAAATGAAAGCAAAAATTATTGAAGCGCTGAAAACCAAGTATAGCAGCTTGGGGTTCAGTTCCAAAGCAATCGACGGGGTAGCCGAGTCGCTGGCCGCAACGGGGTTGATTACTGACGAGAACCTTGACGCAGTAGTCGAGGGGCAAAAGTCAGCACTTTCGGCAATGCAGGCCGAAATTGATAGCCGAGTAACATCGGCAGTCGAGAAAGCCAAAGCCAACAAGACAAACGCGACACCTGCTAACGGGGTCGAGCAGCAAAAAAACGAACCCGGAAATCCCTTTGACCCCGAAGCTATGAAGGCTGAATTGCTGAAAACACTCCGTGAGGAGCAGGCAGCGGCAATGTTGCAAACCCAGCAGGCCGCGCAGCGAGCTGCCACCATCGCATCAAAAGCCAAAGAGTACGGAATCCCTGAAAAATTCGTAGCCAAACTAAACATCGCGCAAGACGCCGATCTCGACGAGTATTTCAAAAGCGCAAGACAGGAACTGGCTGACGCAGGTTTCGAGTTATCCGAAGCGCCCGCTCAGGGTGGCGGCATCCCCAATAGCGGAGATGACATCGCCAAACTGATTAACAAGGGTACAGAAGACATTGTTAAACACCAAAACAAGTAAAAAAATGCCCGCAGGACTTCATTATGACCTGAATCCGATGGACGTACTGAAAGAATTGTGCCGATTTGACACAGTCTACAGGCTTTCCGGAGGTTTCAATTTCGAGGACACAAATGTCCCGAATGGAACGATGCTTATGCCGCTTATGCCTCTGCACGTCGATCTGAAGACGCGCAAAGCATCCGCGGTTAAGAACGTCAAGGTAGTTGAAAAAGTGACTACCGGTACAAATATCAAGATTGCCAAAGGATCACTTGCCTACAAAGGCATGCACTTAGGTGATGGTACTAGTGGTGCAACTGTTTCAAGCATCAACACGAACAACGAGAAATACGACGAACTTACGATGAGTGCGGCACTCGCCGCAGAAGCCGACGCCGTGCTATTCGAGGCCGTTGCCGCAGATGGGACGACGCCGAAGGCAACTGCCAACTTCCTCAATTATGCAGTAACAAAAGTTGAACCCGGTGCGACAGTTACGGCCATCGGCAGAGCCTACGAGGTTAGGGAGTCGAAACTATACGTTCCGATTTCTGAGAAAGACAAAGAGTCCCTCACTTCACGCTTCCTGTTCACCATCTAAACTACGACAACGATGAAATTAACACTCGAAATTCTTTTCAACGACCCCAATGTCGTCAAGGCGGTCATCGACCGCACTACAGCATTGCAAGAAGATGAAATATTCTGGAAGCGATATCTTGACTTCGAGGAAACCAAATCCAGGATCTTCAAAGCATATCTCGGAACCGTAACAGGCGTGACGGCCGGTTCAATCATCGACCGCAACTCCAACAAACCTCTCCGGGAGCGCAAGTCATTGGGGAGTGGATACGGTGAAGTCGCCTACTTGGGGGACCGCTATCAGATGGATAACGACCGTCTGGATATGATCAAGTCGCTCATCGACAAATTCAACTCCGCACGCACATCAGAACAGGCGGCCGCGATGAATGCCATCATCAACTACATCTACGACGACATCCGTCAGCTTCGCCTTGCGCCCCACAAGCGCATGGATCTCGTAGTCGGTGATCTTCGTTCCGACGGCAGAGCGTCGGTCACTCTTGCGGATAACCCGCAAGGTGTCACGTTGCTCGACATGGAGTTGCCTGTCAAGCGCATTACCCCGGCTACATCAGACAAGGACAACTTTATCGCCTACCTGAAAAGTCAGATCGAGGCTTTGCGTCCGACAATGGGCCGGTTCTCCGTAATGGAGATGTCGCGTTCTACCTTCAACAAGAACATTGTCGGCGCCAAGGAATTCGCCAACACCTACAAGATGATTCTCGGTGGCGCACAGATGGCTCTTTCGGGCGGTCTCATCACTGACGCTATGACTAATCAGGTGTTTGCGGGTATCGGCCTGCCTCCGGTCCGAATCATCGACGACATGGTGGCAATGCCTGATGGTACGAGCAAGCAGGTATTCAAGGACGATCGCATTACACTGCTTCCGCAGGACAAGATCGGTAAGATGATGTGGCACGAGCCGTACGAGATTTCCGATCCCGTTCCGAACAAGACGTATACGCGGCTTGAAGGTGGTATGTGGATCTCGAACTGGCGAACCGAAGAGGGCCGCTTTAACGAATACGGAGCCGAGTGGATCCCGAACTTCACGGCACCCAACAAAATCGCTATTCTCGATCTGTCCACTATGAACGCTTAATAAATACGGACATGACGGTTTTCGACGCAATATCGGCACGGCTATATCCTTACAACGTAGACGATAATCTGATTACGATAGCCTGCACGGACGCAGAGATGTCTGTAAAAGACGAATATACACCTTGCTATAGGATTTCTGTTGCAAAGGCGGCAATCGACGTTTTAAAACAGCTCATCGTTCTTTCCTCTGAAGGCAATGGAGGGTACTCCCTCGGATATGATACGGATATGTTGCGCAAGCGCATCTGTGCTCTTGCAAAGGATAATGGCCTAACCGATATTGCCGCCGAATTTGACCCGGAACCACAAATCTTCTTTATGGACCTATGATTCGATTTCCATATACATTGGAGATATGGGATGCAGCCGTCAACAAATGGCGGGTGGTCGGTAGATGCAATGCCCATTACAACGGGAGAGCGCAATTCATCAAATCACAAAATGGGGAAGTTATTCAATACACTTATGAAGTGATTATGCCGCCCAACATAGAACCAATTGAAGAAAAAGAAGAGGCTCGTATCATTGACAATCGAGGCAGAAACATATTCGATCATCGGCATGGCAGTCAAATAGGATCCACTTTAGAAGATTCGGTATCATACCCCGTATTGGGGTTCTACAAAAGCGGACAAAGATATGAAAGCACCAAGATATGGCTTTAAAAGGATTATGCAATGATAACCACCGGAGATGCACAAAACATCCTTATTCAAAGTTGTTCTCTCTTCGGCATTAAGGCATTTCCTTCATGGGCGACGCCCGAAGGTAGGATAAAGACGGAACGCATTGTAGTAGTGCCTACTTCGCCGCAAACCCCCACCACGTATTGGGAAGATTGCTTCATCGCTGTCAACTTATGTGTCCCCGATATTAAAGGGAAAGCAAATATCCAGCGTCTGGACGAGCTTGAACGAGCGGCGAAAGCCAGATTCAAGGAATGGACCTACGGCACTTACGACGAATCCGCATATAGGTACAGGTATGAAAATATCGGCCGTGAGGAGGATCCGAACTTAGGATGCCACTATGTCTATATCCGGGTATTATTCAGAGTATTGAACATTAAAAACAACTAAAACAATGGCAAAAGTAACAGCAGTAGGAATCAAGAAGCTGTATTACGGAGACCCTGCAAAGATCATGGCGGATGTCACCCTTGCTTCACTCAAAACGCTCTTGAGCGACGAGAGTACCAAGCAGGTCGAGAACATTCACCAAGATACGTGGAGTATCGAGGAGGAGGAACCGTCTACCACCGAGTACCGGAATCAGCTCACAAACGGCGTATACCGCCAATCGACCGAGATGGGAAATATCCAGATGAGTTTCACCATCGGTCAATACGACTATTCGACGAAGGCCGACCTCATGGGCGGCACCGCAACCGCAACGTCGTGGAAGCGCAACCGAGGCGTGGTAATAATCGAGAGGTTCATGGTTGCCCTCACTGAAGACAATCAGTACTGCGTATTCCCGAAGGCGTCGGTTATCGCACGCGACGCCCAGACCGACGGCGCAAGTGCTATTGGCGTTGTTGCCACGGCACTCGAACCCGACAACGCAGCGGTTTCTTCGGAATACTGGTTCGATGCTTCCAAAGAGGAGGGCGCTTAGCAACCTGTCAACATTCAAGTACGGGGGTGGGAGGCATAAGCCCCTCACCCCTATTCTATTATAACAATTACCATGAAATTAGACTTTATCAGCATACGTATCGCTTCAAAAGGATACACGATATACAAAATGTCGCCGATGACTGCCACCCGCATTATGACGGCAATCGACGTAAAAAAAGAGCCGGACGAAAGCAAGGCGTGCATAGCCGCGATGGCCTACAGCGTTGCGCTGGCAATCGTGGGCAGCCGGAGCATATTGCACCGCCTCAGGGCATGGCTCCTGTGCCGTCGCTTTATGAAGCGAAGCACCTTCGCCGAGCTGTTCGACTGCTATCAGAAAACCTTGCTGATGATTCCGCTGGAGGACATTGCATCGGTGTCCGCCGTGATGGAAGGATTAGCGACAACCATATCCAAAGATCATGATTAAATCGGCGGACATTGTCGCCCGGTCTCTGCTGAACAAGCATCATGTCGCGGTAAAGCTCGGAATGTTCACATTCCGGATGTATCAGCCTTTTGTCAAAGACTTGGCAAGGGCCTTTGCTGCCGGGCGGATAGATGTGTCGATACAAGGTCGGCAAAAATTCTCTCTGGGCACAATATCGCGGCTTATGTTCCGGCGCAAGTGGGCACAGAAGGTATTTCTATGGTACGCCAAGAGATATGCCTCCTATGAGGAAATATCCCACGCCACCTGCGCTATAGCAGAAATAGTGTCGGGGAAAGACTTGTTCGATTCAGTCAAGATTGACAAGACGCGGCGCAATACCATTGCGGAGACCGTCGGCAACAACACTATAACCGGGATCATGGCGACGATGATGGACCAGCTGAACATATCCTACAAAGAGGCGTTTCAGGGCATAAACTACCCTACCATGCTTTTGATGATGACGGACAAGGTTCGCACGCTCGTCGGCGACGAGAAAAAGATAGTCAAAGGATCGGGGGCCGAAATGGCCAAAAGAAGAGGCAATAAAAGACGAGGTAATAAAATACATCAATGAGTGCTTTATCATTCAAAATAAATGCGGAAACCGACAAACTCAAGAGCTTCATCAGCATGCTTGAGCAGTTGCGGCGCGTGCTGGCGGACATCCCTGACAGCACCAAGGATTTCGACGTCATAAACCGCAAGATCGGAGAAATGGAGGCCCGTGTGGAGCAATCCATGCGCAAGATCGCCCAAATGGAGCGTCAGGCGATGGATGCGGCAGCCAAAACAGCGGCTTCGGCCACTATAGGGAACACGGGTGGCGACTCTACAGCCGGAGCACAAGCGGCCAAGGCCGAAACGGCGGCGTATCATGAGCTAATCGAAGAATTAAAAGCCGTCAATGCTTCAAAAAAGGAGAATGTCATCCTTATATCTCAATACGAAGCTCAAATAAAGCGTCTTAAATCGGAGATAGATAGCCTGAATAAAGCGGAGAGTCAAGGCATGAAATTGACGCAGAATCAGAAGTCAAGCCGCCTTGAAGCTACGCTATCCATCGAGGAATACAAACAGGCCATATCTCGCGCCAGAAAAGAGTTAGTCAATCAAATCAAGTTCGAACAAGTCGCACGTGGATCCATTGACGAAATGTCGCAAGCATTATCACGAATGCGCACCGTATATCGCTCGTTGAATGAAAGCGAACGAACAAGCGGCTGGGGGCAAAACCTGCTCAAAAACATCGAATCCATTGATACGAAAGTTAAAGAACTAGATGCTACAATGGGGGTACACACCCGCAAGGTAGGCGACTATGCGTCGGGATTCAATAACCTCGGATTCCAGATTCAGCAGGTTGCCCGCGAATTGCCGTCGTTGGCGTATGGTCCTCAAATATTCTTTCCGGCCATATCCAACAACCTGCCGATGCTGGCAGATGAAATAGCCCGTGCGAAGAAATCTGTTGATGAATTGAAGAAAGCCGGGCAAACATTCACGCCCGTATGGAAGCAGATCGCATCGTCCATCTTCTCGTGGCAGACCCTGCTTGTCGCCGGAGTTACCGTACTTACCCTTTACGGAAAGGAAATAACAAGCTGGGTGGCATCGCTGTTTAAAGGCAAGACAGCAATAGATACCGCCGCTGCCGCTCTTGAGCAATTCAATTCCGCGATGGCTCAAGGCTCTGTGTCGGCGCAATCCGAATTAACCAAGCTGAACCTGCTGTATAATGCCGCGACTGACCTGTCCAAGCCCTATGAAGAACGGGCCGAGGCCGTCAAGAAGCTGCAAGACATCTACCCTGCCTATTTCGGCAATATGGCCGCAGAACAGGTTATGGTAGGAAATGCCGTCGGCGCCTATGAAGACCTGCGGGATGCAATTATCGAGGTCGCACAGGCCAAGGCCGCCCAAGAGCTTATTACAGAGAGTTCGAAGAGTTTACAACTTATTGAAGCAACAGGCGATGCCTACACAAACTATTCTCTTGCTCTAAAAGAATATAGAATAGCATATGCAGCAGCGAAAGAAGCCAGCAAAGGGAAAGGGCCAATAACATTTTCTCTCACCTCTGAATCTGCAAGTTTTGAAAGAGCGAAAGCAAACTTAACGAAGTTTAGGAGTGATTTTATTAACGAACTATCAAATCTTAGTAAAGATGGTGATGACCTTTGGAAGCGCATAAACGAGGGCTATGAAGGAGATGTAGATGCCTTCATTGCGGCGATAAATGCCGGCATCGAAAAATTAACTCCGGCGGCAGAAAAGCTGTACACTACCCTAACCCCGGAAGAACTCAACGCAGAGGCCAAAAAAGCCCGTGATGAAGCCATAAACGCGGCAAAGAAGGCCGCATCCGACCAAGAGCGCAACCTAAAGGAACTCAATCAAAAACTGCAAAAGCTCCGGGATGATGCGTTACAGGCTGAGGTTGATTCCATGAAAGACGGCACGGCCAAGAAACTTGCGCAAATAGACCGCGACTACCAAAGGCGCGCGCGAGCCATAGAGACGGCGGAAGCCGAAATCCGCCGACTTCAAGACGGAGAGCTGACTAAAAACCAGCAAGCGCAAATCGAAGCTCTGAACAAAGCGAACGAGACTCAACACGGCAAAGAACGAGGTAGAGTACTACTTTCTGGACAAACATCTCCAGAAGACATTTCTTCGCAATTTGACGAAGAAATAAAGTCTTGGGATGGATACTTGCAAAAATACGGCACCTTCCGCGAAAAGCTACAAGCCACAAAAGACATTTACGACCGAAGGATTGAAGAGGCAGGGACCGTCGGGGAAAGAAAGAGTCTCGAAGCCGAACGAGATGCTGCGATAGCGGAAATCGAAGTGCAAGCCGGGGAATGGATACGAGAACTTACAGATAAAACTAAAGACAAATTAGCCGAACTGAAAACCGAACTCGAAGCATCGTTACAATCTCTTGAGTCGGAATACAATGCCTTGGATTCATCCGATACAGAGCAGGCCCAGAAACTACGCGCTGAAATAAACAAAACCAAGGCACAAATTAATGCGGTAAATAAAGCAGCATCAAATACGCAAACATCTCCCAAAGAAAATGCAATCGAGAAATGGCAACGGCTGGAAAAGACTCTCGGAGACATTGCAGATGGGTTTAAAGATATTGGCGACGCCGTAGGAGGCACTACGGGCGAAATAATCAGTGCTGCAGGTGAGATCGCGGCAACAGCCACGAGCATGATAAGCAGTATAGTAACCCTTACTGAATCATCGGCCAGTGCCATAACCACAACCTCTACAACGGCTGCAAACGCAATAAAGGCAGTAGAGCGGGCTTCCGTTATTCTCGCCATCATTCAGGCTGTACTGAGTGTCGCTACTAAAATTGCAAGTCTATTCAACAATGACGAAGAGAAGCAGGCTGAAATAGACAGGCTACAAGGGCGTATTGAGCAGTTGCAATGGGAATTGGATAATGCCAACGCCATTCGATTGCAACGAAATTCTTTCGATGCAGTTAAAAATGTAAAGGACGCCTACAATAACGCGGCGAAATCAATAATGAGCGCGTACAAAGACGTAGGCAACTTTGTAGAGAGATTCTTTATCAGGCGTTCCAAAGAGGATGAAATAGAAAAAAAGGCGATCCAAAGTATAGCCGATGCTTATTCGAACCTCAAATATACAGATAGCAATCTTCTGGGTAAAAATAAATTTGGCGACACCCGCGAGCGACTTAACAATCTTGCAGAACAACAATTGTTGCTCCAAAAGCAGATTAATGCGGAGAACGACAAGAAGAAAACGGACAAATCAAAAATTAGAGAATGGGAGCGCCAGATTCAAGAACTTGGAGCCGAAGCCGCTGAAGTGATTAACGAGGTCGTCGAAACCATTATTGGCGGCACGGCGGAAGAAATCGCAAAGGAACTTGGAGATGCGTTTATAGACGCATTTATGGAAGGCGAGAATGCGGCCGAAGCGTGGGGCGAAAAGGTGGATGAGATTGTCGCAAACATCGTTAGACAAATGCTTATAAGCAGGTTTCTTGAGGAAGAAATCGGTAAAGTATTCGATAAATATAAGGCTAAATGGTTTAAGGATGGCGTTTTTCTGGGGATGGAAAATGTTACCGACTCCATGAGCGGCTTTGCGGATGATCTTAACAAGGTTGGAGATGAATTTCAAGCCATTTGGGATAGTCTTCCTGCCGAGACAAAAGAGTTGCTTGGAAATGCCGGAGCTGCTCAGCAGGAAGCCACGGAGAGAGGCTTTAAAGCCATGTCTCAAGATACCGGCGACGAGTTAAACGGCCGATTCACGGACATTCAAGGCAAGGTTACCGACATCCGAGGATATGTGATGATGCAAACTCAATCTATTATCGGGCTGCTGAACTCCATCGGAAATATCGAAACGGCCATATACACAAGCGTGCAAGTGGATAATGAGCTGCTCCGGTACGCTGTTATGACCTACATGGAGATCGTCGAAATAAACGGGAATACAGCTGTTATGAAGGCTGCTCTGACGGAAATTCGGGAAGACATAGCGGCGATCAAGCGCAATACAAGTGAACTGTAATGAAAATTGAAAAGGACATATCGGACCTGACCAAATTTATCGACGGCATCGAAGACGAGGTAGTAGATTTCATGGATGAGAAGGCTCGTGAAGCGGTTAAACTCCAGCAGATCGAAGCCGATTACCGAAATCACACATGGAATCTTCGCAGTTCGCTCGGATATGTTGTGACGTATGATGGCAAGGAAAAGCGACGCTATATAAGCGGAATGAACTACGGAGACGAGGCCGCCGCCGCGATAACGAAATGGCTTAATGAAGTTAACAAAGCAGGCACCAGCATTGTATTTGCCGACGGTATGTTCTACGCTTCTTTCGTCAGCTCAAAAGGCTATGATGTCATTGATACAGCAGAATCTTATCTAACGAAAGAATTAAACAAATAAGTAATGATCGGAGATTTATTCATCAACAGGACAGACGCCTACACAATGGGCGTTGCAATGGGTTCCGGGTTTATTGCCGGGTTAAAATCCCCTGCCGGCCTGAAAGACTTCGTAGAAAACGAAGACCCCAAGAAAGACGGCAAGGAAGTCATATATCCCGACAAACCCAAATTGGCGGCACGGGATTTAACATTGACTTTTATAATTACGGGAGAAACCCCGGAGGAGCACCTTTTAAACTACGATACTTTTATCCGGATGCTACACTTAGGTAAGGTAGATATATCGGTACCGGGAATAAGTGATGAAATATACCACCTGACATACGCAGGTAATTCAGGCAGCTACAACATATCCGGCGACCGCCTGACATCGCAATTAACAGTAAAGTTCAACGAGCCAAACCCCGCAGACAGGGGCGAGGATAAAGAAGAAGCATAATGACACACTCGAATAAAAATCTGGAAGAGATCATGATTTCCGCTCTCCGTGGCGGAGCATGCAGGAAGGTAATGCGCATTCACGACTTCCCCGAACTCATAAAACTCATGTTCACGCCGCAGGGAATCGAATTCTGCCAAATCCACAACTTTCCCTCGGTCGAAGTGTTCAGAAAGAACCGAGACAGTTTAGAAGGGCTGGAAGTATATGTAGATGCGGGCAATATCGCGCTCAAAGGTAGAGAGTACGTATGTATCGTCGGAGATACAGATGCTACTATAGAAGCGGCAGGGACTAAATTCATCCATACGATAATCCTGATGCACGGCGCAAGGGCCACGATCAACGCCAAAGATTACGCCGTGCTGAATGTTGCAAATATCAGCGGAGAGTATTCGATAAAGAAAGACAGAACTGTGATTGTACTGTAAAACAAAGCCGGGAATAATCCCGGCTTGTCAATTATTTCGTGCCCCTATTTTTACTGCTGCTGATAACTGGTATGATATCCGGCAGGTCGTCTTGGCCCGATGGCTTTATTCCCCACTTGAAGTTCCGCCAAAGTTTCACTAACCAATTCAAGTTGCATCCGAGTATCTTCGTTAATGTCATTCTGATCTTTGAATACTTCTTCTACGTACTCTTTGAGTTTCAATACTTCTCCTTGAAGTTCTGCCACCCGATCCACGGGAGTATTTGTAAGCATCTGCCGCATTGCTACGAAAGCCCGCATAATGGCGATATTTGCATTTATGGCGATATCACTATTCAACAAGCCGGATAGCATGGCTACGCCCTGTTCGGTAAACGCATAAGGCATTTTGCGAATACCGCCCCAACTTGATGTCACAATTTGTGATTTCAAGTTTGCAAACTCTTGATTTGTAAGCTGAAACATGAAATCAGGCGGAAATCGTTTGCTATTGCGTTTTACTGCCTGATTTAATGCGCTTGTCGTTACTTGGTAGAGTTCTGCCAAATCACGGTCCAGCATCACCCGCTGACCCCGTATCTCGTAAATCTTGCTCTGAATAGGTTGTAGTTCCATGTCTTATATCTCTGGTCCAAATATTCAACCACCGTCCGTGAGGCATCGTTGCAGTGCAAAGATAGTAATTTTTGCTTTGTGTGTAGGAAGGAATGGAACAAATAAAAACCGAGGCATATGCCTCGGTTTGCGACTAAAATTTAAATCCGATTTTTATAGAAATAGCTCCTGCTAAATCTTTATAATAATCTTGGGATTGATCGGTCTCTGTAATTACAAAATCCACATATTCACTATGTTGCATAGCATATCCAACAGTAAAATATATGGCTTGTTTGTTTTTTAGGTTGAAATCTATACCTATGGCTGGCTCCAAGTACAATCCTTTTACAGCTTTCGTATTTCCACCTACATTAAAAGAATAACCTACGTTGCCTTGTATGAATGGTGCAACGAATTTGTCAGAAAAATTATACTTGATACGAGCGTAAACGGGGATCAAATATTCCTGACTCCGACTTTCGTACGTATCAGACACATATTGGACGCTTGTATGCGTATAGGATTGATAATAAAGGGCGTCTGTATACCTAAATCCCACGCCTGCGCCAATAAAAAAACGGGGGCTAAAAGCATATCCGCCAATAAACGATACATCTGCCGACTTGTTGTTATATGTCCCCAAACCAAGCATTCCGCCTATCTCAATGGATTTTGAAAAGCCTTGAGCGTGTGCAACGCCTGAAGCAACAACAGCAACGATGAAGAGTAAGAATTTTTTCATATTCCTAATTGTATTGGTTAGTGCCGCAAAATTATAAAATTCCCCCCCCCCACCAAATTTTATTCAATAAAAAATGACTTATAGCAGGAAAAAAGACGAGGAACGGTAAAAATCCACTCCTCGTCTTTGTTTTTATAGGCTATGATGCCGCTATTTATTCACTTTCAACCCTTCTGCATAGTCGATCAGCGCCTTCTCACTGTCAAACGTGAATGTTTCCCCCTGACGGCGCACAAAAGCGACAAAATCGCCTGAGTTTTCAAAGAAATCCCCCACTTCGCAACCTATGGCAGCTGCAATACGTTCAAGCACTTCAACGCTGGGATTGCCGTTAATATGCTGACTTAAACCGATGGGAGTAATGCCCATCCTTTCAGCTACCTCTTTGACAGTTAGTTTATTCGCCTTAATAACTCTTTTTATATCCATAGCTTTAAATATGTTCCCGCCACAAATATAGCGGTAACTTTATCTTTTTGCAAAAATAATAGCAAAAACTTTAATATTTATTTGCATAATTAAATTTATAGCTTTATATTTGCATCAGAAATAAAACCAATAGCTATAACGCCATGAAAGCAACCTACAATAAATCGAAGATCATGCGCAACGCTTGGTATCTGAAACGCGCCAACGCCTCAATGTCGTTCTCGGCCTGCCTGAAGAAAGCGTGGCGCAACGAGAAGATGGCGATGCTGACGGCGAAGATCGAGAACCGCCCGATGGAACAGCCGAAGGCCACGGAATACCGCCCGCAGCTACTGACGGTCCCGGCGAACTACTATGGTGTGCGCGGAATGTACTACGGAGACTAACTATATCACAATATGACCATGAACGACATCATCGAATCAGCCGACCGCTTAACAACGTTGCTCGAAGAGCAGAACGCCTGCATAGAGCGAATTATGGCAATACTGGACAAATAATCACAATTTAAATATCAATGCCTATGAAAACACCATCGCTTCCGGAAACGGATTATCAAACTCGCTGCATCGAAGCCGAGCGAAAAGCACGGGATTTCGAAAACGCCTACTTCAAGGCCGAAGAGCGCTATTCCAACCTAATGGATGCCTATGTCAAGCTACAAGGCTACTACCTTGAATTGCTGGGCGCTGAAAAATCATCCCACAACAAAATCAAAGAGATCGACCCGTTTATTCTTGTCAAGATGGGCCGCGGAATGAATGTCGCACAATGTAAATAGACCAGCCATGAACAACATACAAATTTTCAATAACGAGAAGTTCGGGCGTGTACGTATCATTATGTCCGACGACAAGCCTATGTTTCTTGCGAATGATGTAGCGCGAGCATTGGGTTACCGTGTTCCTAAAGATGCTGTTTCTTCCCATTGTAAAGGGGGCGTTATTTTACCGCTCCCTACAGATGGTGGGGTTCAAAAGGTGAAATACATCCCCGAATCCGATGTTTACCGCCTTGTCATGCGATCGAAGCTCCCGCAGGCCGAGCAGTTTCAGGACTGGGTATGCGATGAGGTTCTCCCCTCCATCCGCAAGACTGGCGGATACATGTCAGCCAAAGAGACGGACACGCCCGAAATGATAATGGCACGCGCCGTGCTGGTCGCCAATGACACCATAGCCCGGCAGAAACAACAGCTGGAGCAGGCCCAAAAGCAGGTCGCGGCACTCGCGCCGAAAGCCGAGCTGATGGACAAGGTACTGGACACGGATCAGAAGATCGACGTCGGGCAGGCGGCAAAGATTTTGAATCTACCATTTGGCCGCAACACGCTCTTCCAGCGGCTCCGCGAGCGAGGGATATTCTTCTGCAATCGCAATGAGCCTAAACAAGAGTATATTAACCGGGGTTACTTCGAGTTGAAAGAGAAATTGATCGACCGAAACAACCACGAATCGTTCACGGTCATCAAGGTTCTCGTGACGCAAAAAGGATTGGATTTCCTCGCAAGGCAGTTTGAGGTGGTCCAAACCCCGAAGAAGATGGCAGCGATAAGATAAGCCCCTGTATACTTCCCCGATGCCGGCGCCTCGCAGAAATGCGGGGCGTTTTTTTGTGTTATTTTTTTGCGAAAATTCTTGCATAATGTGCCGAACGGTTGCTCCTTTGCTCTCGAAAGTAATTTAACAAGATTATGAACGATATTCAGATTTTCAATTACAAGGAGAATCCCGTAACATTTCAAGTCGGCAATACCGACATCATGATTAACGCTACGGAGATGGCAAAGCCATTTGGCAAACAGCCGAGCGATTGGCTTCGCCTTAAATCTACGGAAGAGTTTTTAACGGCCCTCGCAAGCGTTCGGGGAATCCCCCGAACGGATATGCTCCTAAAAATTCAAGGCGGCGGCATTCAGGGTACATGGATGCACGAGGATGTAGCTTTAGAATTTGCCAGATGGCTCTCTCCAGCGTTTGCCATCTGGTGCAACGATCGGATTAAAGAACTGCTCAAAAATGGCTCAACTGAATTGCCGACCAATGGTTATGCGATGCAGTTGCCCAAAACGTATTCGGAAGCCCTTCGTCAGTTAGCTGATGCTGTAGAAGCGAAAGAGAAGGTTCAATTACAGTTGGCTGCCAAGACCGAACAACTGGACGAATCCAAAGATTGGTATTCTATCAAACGTTGGGCAAAAGAGCATGGCATGAATTGGCGCAAAGTTTCATGGCGGGCACTTAAAGCCATTTCAGCCGAACACGGGCTTGGAGTAAAAAAGATATTCGATGGTAATTACGGAGAAGTGAACATCTACCATCGTAAGGCATTTGCCATTCTATACGGCAAATAATCGTTCATAACAAACTTTCGGGGCGGGAAGAAATTCCCGCTTTTTTTGTTTTTTCACTTCAAATTTCTTGGTAATTCACGTGACCGTCGAAACCTTTGCCTTGAGCTTGTGACGATGCAAGTGGCAAACGACAGATGGTAATTTATTCTCCGTTAGGAATACAGATATTGGATGCTCCGGTCACGAAAGAGGCTGTTATCAAATATGCCCTCATGAGTGACTATTATATTGAGTTTCCCTTCAATCAACTTCAGTACATTCAAATTCCGCAAGGCTCATACATACTGTACAAAGGCCGTAAGTTCGAGATAATGGCCCCGGTATATCCGGAGTTCGACAACAAGACCGGAGGATATAAATACACGCTCAAGTTCGAGGCGCAGCAGAACCATATGAAGCGTTTTGTATGCTTCTGGCTGGGCGGGGATAATCCCGAAGCGGTATTCCACAACACCACCGCTCTCGAATCATTCGGCGCCCTGATCGTGGCCAACATGAACAAACATCTTGGCGTCGAAAATTGGAGCGTAGGAACCATCGACATCGAGAATCCCAAGGCGACAAAACTCGTGTCATTCAACGGAGACAAATGCTGGGATATACTCAACACGATCGCCGAAACTTTCGAAGTCGAATGGTGGACCGAGGAAAACGGAGATTTAGTGTCGCTTAACTTCGGAAAGCTGGAAAGAGGCACACCCGAAGAATTCAAGCGTGGCGATGTCGTCAAGAGCATCCCCGCCAAGAAGGGCGACGACTCCAGCTATGGCACCCGGTTCTATGTATTCGGATCTACACGCAACCTTACCAGCGATTATGGTCAGGCTCCGCAGGGCGGGGAGACCAACCATGTTTCAGAAATACGACTCAGGCTTCCCAACGGCCAGAGATATATAGACGCCATCCCGAATCTCGACAAAAGTGCCATTGTCGAGCAGGTCGTTTTCTTCGACGACATCTACCCCAAGAACACGGAGACGATCACAAGCATTGAGACCGTTGATCGGGAGATCATCGAGGGGCAAACAGACAAGGCCTATGTCATGTACTGCAAGGACTCGCCGTTCCTGCCGTCCGACATGATCGAAGGCGAAACGCTGGGGGCCACGTTCACCAGCGGAAGTCTCATGGGGCGTAATTTTGAATTAAGTATAAATTACAAACCTGAAACATGGAAACCCGAAGACGGCTTTGACAAGAAATTTGAGATCATCGCCCAAGTTGAGACGTCGGGAGAAAGCCAACTCATAATCCCCAATGAAAGTCTTCATCCCGAACCGGGAGATACTTTCGTACTCACGGGTGTAAAACTTCCCCAGCAACGAATCGAAGAGGCCGAAGAGGAGCTTTTGAAGGCCGGAAAAGCATACGCCGCAAAGAACAGCAGCGACACGGATGTATATACCTGCGAGACCAACCCGGTATATTGCACGGTAAACAAAAAAAATTACGATGCCGGTCAGGCTGTGCTTCTTGTCGATCCTCGATTTGGGTTAAACGGACGTCTGTCCCGAATTCAGGGATACGAAAAAAAACTCTACAACGAATATATCGCCACGTACACAATCGGCGATAATACTCCTTACTCCCGCATCGGCAGCATCGAATCGGATGTCAAGGCTACTTTGTATTCGCAACGTATAGGCGTTACAGACTCCGGAGCGGCAATATATCTCATCACCCGGTACGACTCTACTGCGGCCGAAGATTACAACGCTTATTCGGCCAAACGCGCCTTGTGGCAGTTTGCAAACAAGCAATTCCCGGACACCTTTAAGGGCAAGATGACTTTTGAGGACGGGGCGCAGTTCGGCGATTTCGCAACAGGAATTACCGGCATCGGCGGACTTATCGACAAGAAAGGGAATGCCGAAATGCAAAGCCTCAAGCTACGGGGATTCCTTGAGGTTCCTGAACTGAGGTACAATCGGGTCGATATTACAATGGGTGATACATGGTTTGCTCCAAGCGCCGGGATCATCGAGAGCGTCGATACCGAAGCCAAGACCATCACGCTCAAACTCGAAGAAGGCGAAATAGGCAGCCCGCGTGTCGGTGATATTTGCATGGGTATCTTCCACAGCTCCGAATCCTCGGATAATGCAACGGAAGACTACGATGACAGCAAAGGCAACAGACGCTTTGCCGGATTTGCAACGTGCTATTTCCGCATTACCGAAGTGTTGGACACGACGACCTACAAGACGTTCAAATACCAACTTCGGCCCGTCTCTGCGGCTTACCCGAAGCAATACCACCCTGCTCCCTCGATGACATTTGTCGGGTATGGCTCCTTCTCGAATGAAGCCCGGCAGACATCGCGCTACGAAACAAGGACATACCAGCGTTATCTGAAGGGGGTATCCGACTGGGAATTCATATCGTCCAACATCGCAGCTCAGTACGGCGACCTGTCCAATCTGTCCGTATTCGGGATAGATATGAAAGGCTATTCGGCCTACCTCAATAACATCTACATGTCGGGCGTCATCCATCAATTTACGCCCGGCGGGGAGGAAATACCGACAATCAACGACCGAGGAAAGTGGCTCGCGTCGGAGACATACAATAAAAACGACGAGGTATATCACAATAACGCCAAGTGGCGCTGTCTTGTCGATGGGACAAAATCAGAGCCATCTACATCATCGGAAGCGTGGGTCCTTCTTATGCAGGTCCCACTGTCTTCTGTAGTTCCTGTTTACAAGCAGCAAAATGAAAAACCGGCACTTCCGACCGGCAGCACTGTTCCTCCTGACGGGTGGAGTCTCGAATATCCCGAAGGCGGCGATTCAGGTGCATCTACCGACGTAACCAACATTATAATTGATGCGGATAATGAAGGGGATGTTACCCAAGATGGTGTGTTCTATAAACTTGCTGGAAAAGGTAATAATTCGACGGTGTCGTGCAAAATACAATTCGATGCTCTCAGCGCTGGTGCGACATTGGTATTGGACATAACCGCTTATTCAGAGGAAGGGTATGACAAATTAGCGGTCGGGAAAATAAATGTTCAGAATGTCAATACGGCAGACTCCGACACCTACGAAGCTGAAGTATCAGGGAACGGCGTATCTACTACCGTCGTCGTCACAGCACCAAGCGCAGGACGTCATTTCGTTAATGTAGTATATTCGAAAGACTCGTCCGGTGATGCCAATGGCGACTATGGCTTATTTCGTATTGCGTATAATACGTCCAAGACTATTCCGTTGTGGGTGTCTTTCGGATCGGTGATTGATGGCGTTGTTCAATCATGGTCTGATCCGGCGCGAATAAGCGGTACCGACGGCCGACCCGGAACCGACGGAAGGCCGGGCGTGGACGGAACAGACTATGAATGGATATTTACCCGCACGACTTCGGAAACAGCACCCGCTACGCCGACATCTCAAGATGAAGATGACTATTTGCCAGATGGCTGGACTGACGATGCCGAAGGGCCGGACAATACTCATCCTTTCGAATGGACTTGCAAGCGCTCGAAAGTCAACGGGCACTGGGGTGATTTCTCAACGCCCTCACTATGGGCAAAATACTCCTTCAACGGAGAAGACGGCATAGATGGTGAAGGCGTAGAGTACATTTTCACCCGTACCAAAACCGACGATCCCAGCGATATCCCGGATGTTCCCCGCGTCGCAGAATACGACAACCCGCCTGCGCCGTGGACGGATGATCCTATGGGCGTAGACGACATTTACCAATATGAATGGGTGTCCAAGCGCATCAAGGTAGATGGAGACTGGAGCGCTTTCTCTACACCTGCATTGTGGGCCAAATACTCTTTCGACGGAACCGACGGAAGGCCGGGTGATTGGACATCATATGTATTCAAGAAGAGCATTGATAAACCCGGCGCCCCTATTTCTACAAAGCCAATTCCTGATGGTTGGGAAGACGCTCCTTCCGGAGACGGCATTTGGTGGATGTCGAAAGCTACAATAAACGGGAGCACGGGACAGGCAAGCGCCCTGACATGGTCTGATCCGATTAAAGTTACAGGCGAAGATGGCCAGCTCGGACCATATATCGACTTTAAATACGCATCGAGCAGTGACGATAGCATAGGCCCAGATATTGAGTCAAACGTAAGAGAGCCGGACGGCTGGTATGACAATCCTCCGGCGCTTTCGTCCGGGGAATATCTATGGATGACCAAAGCGCAAATAGATGCAAATGACGAGCTTGTGGAACCGTGGTCCGACCCGGTACGCATAAGCGGAGAACAAGGCAAGCCGGGGGACAAAGGAGACCCCGGATATCAGGGTTGCATTATCCGCCTAACGGAATGGGTTTCGGGTGTAGAATATCGCAACGACGCTGATTTAGAATCAGACAGCCTGCGCTACATAGACATAGTGACTGTATATGAGAATAATCGACAACTGAAATTCCAATGCCGTCAGACTCATACTTCATCGAACTCCAATAAACCATCCGGAGGAACCACATCGACATATTGGCAACAGCTCAACGACATGGTGCCCATATATACGCCTCTGCTGTTTGCCGAGAACGCCGTTATCAACTTCCTGCAAGGTATGGAGTTCGTAGTCCATAACTCCAAAACGGATATTTCCGAAAATACCATCATCGCAGGACTCGTAGGCGGCGACATCCCTCTATTTGTCGGCAGCAACACACCGGACAACGCGCCTTTCCGAGTCGCTAAGGACGGTTCGTTTACAGCAACGAAGGCGAATATAATAGGAAGAATAGAAGCAACAAGCGGTAAAATAGGCAACTTCACGATAGACAACGATTATTGGTTGCAGTCATCTTTATCCCCGTCATCTGGAAAAGACTGTTCACTTTTTATGTCGGCTGCGCGTATCACGTTGGAAAATATAGATGACAACTATAAAAATACATTCGACGTATCGGCATATCCCACTTCTACTATGGGAGCGGTTAACCATTCCGTTTTAACAGTAAATACAAACAGAAAATCTTCTCAATATATTAATTATTATAATATCGGGATAGACATTTCGGCAGAAGGATCATTCGGCACTAATCCGCTAAATCCAAGTACAAAATGCGGTAATCATGCCCTGTATTTGAGAAAGGGAGATGTGTGCGGATTAAGATTATATAATCGTAAAATATCTTCAGGTGTAACCCTTGACGATATGGATTGTTTTGTGACGGTGGATAGCGATGGCGGGAAGCGCACTATCACACTCCCTTACAATCCACAAGACGGTCAACTTTATTATATCCGAAACATAGGAACCAAAGGCGTACAACTGAACGGAAACGGGAAGCAGATTGCGATATATACTCAAGGAGCATGGGTTAACTCAGACTCATGGACTGACCGAGAATCCCGTAATCTGATCTACTGCGCGAGTGTAGGATGCTGGGTGATGTTCAAATAGGGGGGGGGTAAACGGCATAATGCAATTTTAACGACCAAAAATTATGAGGAAAATTAACTTACAACGGCTTGAGATTTTTGCAGATATGCAAAAGAAAATATGCACTGTTCACGATGTGCGCGAGCAGCTTGCAAATCTCATATATGCAAATGCCTATGGTTTTGTCGGCCATGTACTCGCTCATAAAGTATATGAATCGGAAGGTGAAATAGAACTTACCGAGGCAGAAGCTCACGAATTAGGGCGTCTTGTCGCAACATTAGGATCTGCACCTCTTATCGATGCTGTATTGAGCAAACTTGACCTGAAGATCGAGGACGTAATATCTCCCGCGGACTACAAATAAAAAAAACAGCAAGTGAAGCGTATTCGTATAGGTAAAGACATCGAAATCCATTGGCCGATATTGACCAATGGCGAGCAAGTCACACTTGAAGGCCGCGATCTGCATCTGGTCCTTCATCTTCCCTCCTGCATGGAAACCCCTTTGCATTTCGAGCCTCAGGGGAACATTGCCGTATTCACTATTTCAGGCAATATGCAAAAGCAGCTGGGAGCATACCGGCTTACCATGTGGGAAAATAAAGATAAGAGCGGACAAACAGCCGTCGATTATTGCGATGCGTTTGAGTTGGTGCCTACTACATGTATGGAGGGCGGCAACGACAACAATCTGACCACGGAAACTGTCAATCTGGATTCTTCGGACTTGATCGTAGGCCTCCCCGGACCAAGTGCCTATGACCTTTACAAGAAGCACAATCCCGATGCAGAAATATCCGAGGAAGAGTATGCAAATGCTCCCATAGATGCCGCCGATGCCGCCAATGAAGCCGCAAAAGCTGCCAATGAAGCCGTAGATAAGATCGGGGATATTAATGAAGCCCTTGCCGGCAAGGTAGACAAAGAAGAAGGGAAGGGGCTGTCCTCAAACGACTATACGGACGACGATAAGGAGAAGCTGGACGGACTTTCGAATTACGACGACACAGAAGTACGAGCGCAGTTATCTGAAAAGGCGTCAAAAGAGGAAGTAGCCGACGCAGCTGAAAAAACACTCTCCGATGCTAACTCCCACACGGATGAACGCATAGAAGAGACAAAATCAGAGATTGCAACAGGACTTCTTGAGTTCGGGCAAGAAGTGGGAAAGGCAATATCCGACGGCGACGCGACTACTCTTCAATCAGCACAAAAATACACGGATGATGCCATTGACGCCATCCCCACACCAGATGTCAGCGGGCAGATAGAGCAGCATAACACCTCGCCTACCGCCCATCCCGATATCAGGGAGATTCTGAACACCTGCGTCGGTCTTCCGGAGTTCAACAGCGAAACCTACGAGCTTACCTTCACAACGATTGCGGGCGCTAAATTGATCGTTGACCTTCCCATTGAGCAGATGGGACTTGAGTATAACGAAGAAACAAGAGCCATTGAGTTCATAAATGCCGATGGATCTATTTCGTCGATCCCCGTTTCGGACTTCGTGAAAGTATACGTCGGGTCCATTGGTCCGGAAATACAGATTGCTGTAGAGGGTTCCGAGATTCGGGCTACGCTCCTCAATAATACCGTATCGTGGGATAAACTTACGCTGACCTTGCAGGAAGTAATTGAAGGGAAAGCCGACCGCACGGAGATTCCTACGAAAGTATCCGAACTGGAGAATGACTCCGAGTTCGTTACTGCCAAAGAAATTGATCCAGAGTTGATAAAAACCTCATTTGAGGTAGTAGCCCATTCGGACTGCACGCTGGAGGAGCGCGTCGCGCAGCTCGAATCGCTGCTTGTAAGGATGCTTTCGGGCGATGTCCTGATCCCGGAACTGCAGGTTAAGAAATTGGGCGTCTGGGACGGCAACAACATCGTCGTTACGGGCGAGGGCGCTCCGTCGAAGGCCCCCGACCGGGCCGGACAGTTCTACATCGACACCAAGAACAATGCGGTCTACCACTCTGTGGGAAATAACGCCGTTTCGGACTGGAAAAACAACTAAAAACGAATCGTTATGTCTCAGGTAAACAAATACGCGAACAGAGCCGCTTATGAAGCGGATAACTCCCGATTGAAAACCCAGTCGGCGGTGTCATACGTTGAAGACGACGGCGAACTGATCTACGACGGGGTGAATGTCGTGGTCCCGAAATCCGCCGCCGGTGTCGGGGACCTTGTCGTGTTCGACAAGACGGAGGGAGTGTTGAAATTCATCAAAGGCGCTACGCTGGTTACAGAAAAGATACCTCCCCAACTGATTCCCGTGGCCGTGGTCTATGCCCGGCAGGGCGGGCGGGTGCTGATCGTGTCGCTTCGCAATGCGGCAAGCGGCGTTTGCTGGGCGTACTCTTACGAGGTCGCCCTATCTGGCTTCGAACTGTCTGCGGGGGGAACCTTCACGCTTCGTATCTATAATACCGACCACGCATTCACTTATGCCCCGGGTGCGACGCTCGCGGATATCGCCGCGCAGATCAATGCGGACGAGAAGATCAAAAACACTTATGGCTGGACAGCCTCTGTCGATGAAGCAGGGGCACGAATTGTCATGTCGATAAACACATGGTCGCCCAATTATGTGCTTATCAACGTTACGAATGGCTGCCAAATCACCTATCCTCGGGAGAACGTGAGCTATCAGACAACACTCACGGGGATACTTATCAAAGGAACCAGAGAAGAAATTCGCCGCAAGAATGGTGTGAATTCAAATATGGCAGGTGGTGTCCTCGACCAGTTCGCGGAATATTATTCGGAGAGAGGCCAGGCAGCCACAGGACAAAAGCCGGGAAGCGGCATAGTCATTCGGGAGAGCGTTTTCACCGAGGCCGACAACCCCGATCTGGTTGCCGTGTATCCCACCTACAAGGACTACCTGTTCGCCGAGCACATGGCACAATATCCTACGGAGTTCGGGACGATGTTGCAGGATGGCAAGACCAACACGAACCTGATCGGGCGGCTTCTCTTCGAGGATATTTACGGCAAAACACAGTACCGCTACCCGGCTGCCGCCGCAGCCCTCGACTTCGGCATCACCGTGGACGGAATGACGACGGGGCTGGAGGCGGGGGCATGGTGGCTGCCGTCGTCGGAAGAGGTCTACCTGCTGATGCACGACAGGGTGCGTTTCGTCGCTGACGTGGAAAAAGACCCTGTAAACCGTACGCTCTTACGCTTGAAAGCTACCACGTGCTATGGTTATTATTATGTCCATACTTCATGCGAGATGCAGGAGAATTACATCTACATTTATAGAGGAAGGGACGGCTCTCTGGGCTATACAGGCAAGTGTTATAAATTCTCGTCCCGCCCGGTCTGCGCCTTATAATTATCTGAACCATGGAAACACAACGACAGATCGACACCCTCGAATCACGGCAGCTGGAGCTGCGGGCGATTATGGCCCAGTCCGACGACCGGGCAGTCAAATGCTTCAAGAACGGCATATCGTTCAAGGAGACCTACCCGGAAGACTATGCCCGGTATGAGGCGGCCAATGCGGAGTACAACCGCAACGAAACGACGCTGGCTGAACTCAAAGCCAAGCGGGCCGAAGAGCGGGCCGCGGAAGAAGAACAGAGACTTAAAAACAGAGAATAAGGCAATTTTATCATGGACAAATTTCGGGAACTCTTTGGCTGTATCTTCGCCTCGATATTCGGCACAATCGCCCCGATACACGACATACTCATCGCCTGCATGCTGGTATTTGCCATTAATTTCGTGGCCGGAGTATCGGCGGGCGTATTTAAGCAACATGAAGGATTCGCCTTCAAAAAGGCTTTCAACTGCATTTTAGAAGGTATGGTTATATCCAGTCTCATCGCCTTTGTACTGATTATCGGAGATATGATCGATAACCACGAAGGAGCGATGTCAGCAATATCTATCATCGTATATGCTCTTATTTACTTTTACGGAGTCAATACACTGAAGAACCTGACGCGGATTTTCCCAAAGAGCAAGTTGTTCGACTTCCTGTATTATGTCCTGTCTTTCGAGGTTATTAAAAACCTCCCATATCTGGAGAATTATCGAAACCATAAAAATACAAAGCAATGAGCAGAGGATTACGCAATAACAATCCCGGTAATATCAGACTGTCCAAAATCAAATATTTGGGGGAAATTCCATCCACGGATAGCGCCTTCAAACAATTCAAGACAATGGCATGGGGGTACCGCGCCATGTTCGTATTACTCCACACCTACCAGCTGAAGCACGGATGCAATACGCTGCGTGATATGATAGATCGCTACGCACCGCCCATTGAGAATCATACGGATAACTACATTAAAGCCGTATCAGACTCTTCAGGAGTCTGGCCCGACGTAAAGATTACAACAACCAATAAGGATATCATGGTCCCGGTGGTAGCCGCAATGTCGCGCGTAGAAAATGGAGTCGCTGCTGTTATAGACGATGTCAATAAAGGTTGGGAACTATTTCAACAACACAAGCCATGAAGTGTGTTATCGTAACATTCGCTTGTATACTGGCAGGATGCTGTCCATGCAAGCATTTAGCAACAAACACAAAGGATAGCATCAGCATCGAAACACACATCCATAAAATATACTTCAAGGATACGCTTCGATTTCAGATACCTCCATACAGCAAGCGCCAAGTAGTCAGAGATACTTCGAGTCATCTGGAGACGCCATTAGCTGTTTCGGACGCATGGATAAACAACGACGGTTCGCTGGGCCACTCGCTGGAGAATAAGCCGCAGGATATTCCGGTGCCGTTTGAAAAAGAAGTGATTTATCGGGACAGCATTGTCTATAAAGACAGGACCGATACAAAAATTGTCGAAGTGGAACGCCGACTGACATGGTGGCAGCAGACAAAGATGCGCGGCTTTTGGGTCCTCCTTGGCGTCGTTGTATTCGTATTCCGTAAAAATATATTGACGATGGCGCGCCGGTTCATATGATGTAGAGCCTTGAGGGACGGGCATAAAAAAGTCCCCGACATTATAGCATACACCCCTGTATACATAAGTGTTTCCACCCCAATGCCGAGGACTATTCCTTCGTTTGGGGTGGAACTTTTTATACAGGGGTATAACAAATATACAATAATTATCGGGGAAACGTATGCGTAAATCAGAGCTTTTTGCAGAAATACTCGAATGCGTTGCATTTGAGACCGAAATAACCAAAGAACAAATCCTTTCGAAGGATAAATATCAAGATGTGGTTGATGCCCGCTATATGTTGGTGCACTTCTGCCATGAGAAAGGGATGTATATTACAGACATAGCGCGCATGATGCGCTTCTCTCGTCGAGCCGTCGAAAAAATGATCTCGAAATTCGACGAGCGGAAGCGGTACAGTCATCCCATATTCGAAATTCAGTGCGAACTAATTGCGAAAAGACTGCCTACGATCTCCGTCCCATCTAATTGATATGCCTGCCGCCTTCGGCCACCTTTGCATTGTTGCAACAGGTGAACGCCCGGCCTTAACGGGGGCGGCAATCATTCAATAATCTTTTAAAATGGGTTCGGATAAAACTTATATTTTCGATGGAGGCGGCACGGGTGGCGGCCTTGACATCGCAGCTCTCGTCTCGTCCATGATGAGCAACAAGGGCATGGACCCCAACCTCGTAGCGGCACTCATGAACGGTAACAACAACCGCGGTTCGTGGGGCGGCGACGGGTGCTGGTGGATCTGGATCATCCTGCTCTTCTTCTGCTGGGGCGGTAACGGCTTCGGATTCGGAGGCAACGGCGCGAACGGTCTGCCTGCGCAGCTCAACGGTGACGCCGGACGTGAACTTCTCATGAACGCAATTCAAGGAAACGGCACGGCGATCACTCAGCTGGCATCGTCGCTCAACTGCTCGACGCAGCAGATTCAGTCTACGCTGTGCAACATCCAAAGCACGCTGGGGATGTCGAGCCAGCAAATCATCAATGCCGTGCAGTCTATGGGTTGTCAGATCGGCAATCAAATCGCCGCGTGTTGCTGTGATATGAAGCAGGCCATTAATGGCGTCAATGTGGGCATGGAGCGCGGATTCAGTAGCGTTGCCTATGAAACACAACGTCAGACCTGTGATTTACAAAACACAATTCGCGAAACTTCTCAAAGCGGGACTACAGCGATAATTTCCAAACTGGATCAAATGCAGGCAGCTGCATTGCAGGATAAAATTGATGCCCTGCGCGAGAAGAACAGCACTCTGACTACGCAGCTCAACCTCGAACACCAAAACGCCTACATGGCCGGTGTTGTAGGACAGGCTGTAGCCCCCGTGAACGCCGCTGTAGCGGCTTTGCAGAATGACGTGAATAACATCAAGTGCAAGCTGCCCGAAACGGCTACTGTGCCCTATTCGCCTATTGTCGGTGTGCCTACGTGTATTGCCGCACAATATGGTCTCGGATATGGTGCAGGGTTTGGCTTTGGGGGGAACGGCGGATTTTGGGGATAATGCTATTATTCGCCGATAGGTGAAATGTTCTTTGACTTACTGATAAGAGGCTTCCCAATCCGAAAGCCAGCGCCAATGAAATCCTTTCAATGTGCGAGTTGGCTTTCGAATACATTCATATATTCCTCCGATGTGAAATCCGTGTAACTGATGGGCTTCGGATGCTGTTTTATATTTTGCAACCAATATTCCATTTTTAATTTGAACAATTGGCTTTCTGTTTCTCTTGTTGGGTATTCTTCGTGCTTTTGCTGCACACTCTCTTGTGACAGGGTTAAGCATGTTCATTGAACGAGTGCACCAACGAAGATTATGTGCCACATTGTTCGTGCGGTTCCCATCTATATGGTCTACATATGCATAGTTATTAGGATTGGGGATGAACGCTTTAGCAACAAGCCTATGGACTAATTCAGTCTTATCGACTCCGTGTAGGGATGTAAGTCTAACTCTCAAATATCCTCCCCTATTTGGGCGAGGAGTTAATATGCGAGGTTTAGTCATCCAACTATTGTTATTACCTCCGCTCACGCGATGGGATAGCGATGAAACTCTACCGTAATCAGATACCGCGAAATAGCCGAGCGTACCATCAATAATACGCCATTCTTCTCCTTCGAGAGCAATTCTCTCTATAAATTCCCGATTTGTCATTGCCAAACAATTTAGTGGTGCCAAACGAGAAAAAGAGGGAAGGACGTTTGGCAAGCCCTTATCAGTTGGTCATGACTCCAACCTATCCCGATGTAAAATTAGTTATAATAACTTAAATTACAAAAATATGGCAGTATTCCCATTTCAGTATGTTAACCGCAGGGGCATACCGGTACTAAAAACTACGGGCGTGACAGTGGAGACCACGGGTGTTGTGTTTTCCTTTCCCAACCACGCATTTGCAAATTCGTGGTACCGAGGACTCGTGCTGGTTGAGTTGGTACAGGAAGTCCCTGCCGGCACAACGGGAACGCTTCCCGTGCTGTTTGAAACCAACGGGCAAAATAAGAATCTGACGACGTACAACGGAGCAAATGTCACAGTATCGGATATTCCGGGTTCAGGGGTATACCAGATATGGTATGACAAGCAGACCGATACTTTGCAATTGATGACCGGTGCCGTCTGAATTAAAAAAACAATTAACAGAAAGAACGGGAGAAGGTAACTCCTTCTCCCTGACTTTCACAAATCATTAACCAAGATGTTTCAGAACTTGAAAAAAGGCTCCTTAGTCTACGTCTTCGACAATCGCGAGCAGCCAAAGTTTTATACAGCGAATGTAAAAGATGTGTCGGCCCCGTACATTCCGCCCCAGAAACCGGGGCAGTTCTCGCCGATGCAGCAGTTCATCAATATCTCGATAGAGGGCAACGAGCCGTGGGGCGTCCCCATGCTGGCGGACATCGTTTCGAAAGACGGACTCACCGTAGCGACAACACGCGACGGGCTGAAGCCTACAATTATGGAGGCGCAGCAGATGAGCCGAGACATCGTAGAATCCTACGAAAAGCACAAAGCCAATCTGGAGATTTACGACTCGATCCTGATGCAGCTCGACCCCGAAGCTGCGCGCACGAAAGAACTTGAGTCCGAAAATCGGGAATTACGCAGGATGATAGCTGATATGAACGAGCGCATAAGCAAAATACCGACGGCGGAAGAACTGAGGAGCCTTGTCAAGACTGAAGCACCTGCAAAAACTAAGTAACTATGGGTTGGAGAATCATAGGTGAAGGCCGAGGCGGATATGACGGCCACGAAGAGGAGATGGAGCGGGAGCTTCAGCGCGCTTACGAGGAAGGCTTCGAGGAAGGCCGGCGTGAAGGCCGCGGGGGCTACGGTGAGCGCGGAGGTTACGGCGAACGCCGGGACTATGGCGGGGAGATGGATGGCTACGACGGTGACGGATACGGCGAGCGCCGTGGCGTCAAGGGTACGGGTCGATACTCGCGTTATCGCAGGCGTTAAACCGGCGGGAGGGGGCCGCAGGCTCCCTCCTTTTTAATTCAGACTGATATGAACAGATTAGATACATATGATAACTTTCCGGCAGGATTCCGGGAGTATCTCGCAAATTACGGATGGCACTTTTCAAAGAAGATGTGCGAATTCGCCGTATCCCATATGCGGGATCGAAACGGCAAAAAGATCGAACCCTACACCAAAGAGAAGGTTGATGCCCTATTGAAGCAGTACGGCATCGAACTCAAAAAAGACAAGGGATACGACTGCGTATACGTATGCAACATGGCAATTTCTGATTATTTCGGGTCGTCGATCCCTAATCAGCAGTACCTCGCCATGTTCATCAAAGACTTTATCGACGATGAAGACGCATACGACGGAATGCCTTTCACTCGCTACTACGCCGACACTATTGGCTCCGGAACTCCCATACCTTGGGAAGAAATGATGTAGGTCATGGAAGATATGCCACAGCTAAGCGAATTCACAAACGAAAAAGGTGAAATCGATGAAAAATATCGCAGCGCTCGTCCGTAATCTTCCGGGCGACAAGTATCAGGAGTTGGCTACAGCCGTAAACGACGTGCTGGACAACAAACGCTTCAACCGCAAGCAACGGAGACAACTGGCGCGCAATTGGCGCAAATACGGAGAACGGAAAGGTGAGCAATGAAAATAAGGGATTTGAATATAGATGCCTATGACTGGAAAGTGAGGGTGTATTTCGCCGTCACATGCTATCATACAGACTCTATAATCAAGTCCCTTAACTATATACAATGTCCAGCTGAATTAATGGATCATATACGCGACAATCTGCTGAAGTGCGATATGGACACCGGATTCACCTATTCCAACAAAAAACTTAGGCGCACGGTGATGATCGTGGGGCTGGCGTCATCGCCGGCCGAGTTCCTGAACTCTTTTGAACATGAACTAAGACATCTGGTCGATGATATTGCTTCGACACATAGTATGGATATGGCCGGCGAAGAGGTCGCATATCTGACCGGCGACATAAATACCGCTCTATGGTCGGATATACACCGATTCACCTGCTGCAAATGTGATAAACATGGAAGATGACAACATGAAATACTGGCTGGCGATGCTTGAAGTAAGCGAATGCTCGGCACCCTTATTCGCCGCAGTCATATGCAAGTTGATGGATACGATTTAACTATTCAAGAAGTTTTACAAGATCGGTCTTCATCTCTTCGTCTATGTCCCTATATCGGGCAAATGCCTTACTGCCTTCAGTATGCCCAGATAAGGACCCTACAAGGTTCGGGTCCTTCACTTTCTTATACAGGTTGCCGATAAAAGTTCGACGAGCCATATGAGAGGAGGCTACTTGATAAAGCGGCTTCTGTTCGGGTTCGCGAGTGATCGGATTGAGTACATTTACCATCCGTTTAAGGCCCGCAGCAAGGAAGCATTTTTTAATCGCTTCATTATATTTCTGCTCTGAAATGAACGGCAACAACATCTCATGCTCGGATGATTCATACTTTTTTATGATATCCTGAGCAATATTGTTCAGAGGCACACGCACCGTTACCGGATGTCCTTCTTTGGTCTTACGCGGAATATACTCCACAGCCCCCTTTACTACATTATTGCGCTTCAATCCAAGCAAATCCCCTACCCTACATCCAATCAAGCACTGAAATATAAATATATCTCGCTGAACAGCAAACTTATGATGTCGGGATAGATTTGTATTATACAGCTTGTTCCGTTCGGCAATTGTAATATAAATAGGCGTTCCATAGACAGCCTGCTTTATCTCTTTCTTACGGAAGGGATTGGATGGGATAAGATCATTATTTGCGGCCCAATTTAAAAAGGCGCGCAACAAGATCATTTTGCTGACAACAGTATTATGCCCGCGCTGCTGCGGCATTCTGGAATCCGGGACCAACGTATATATATGTGGATAATCCTCGCATATCTCATATTCTCTGCGATAAAAGTCCTCAAAGTCATCCAACATTTCAGGAGTGAACGTCAAGAGGGAGAGTGTGAAATTTCGATCTGAAATCCTCTTATATAATTCGTAACGCTTGAGTACTCGTATGAGCACGTTAAATGCCATTATGCGACGCTCGGAAAAGTTCTTTTTCGAGATATAGCTTTCGAAATAAGCCCATATATCCTTATCCTGAGACATACCCACCGAATAGGGTGTAATAACATCACGGAGCCAGCTCGCAGGCAACCCCATCTTCCCCGCCCCGGCATCGATAAAAGATTGCATGACAAAAGAGGTTAATGCAGATAATTTAGCATGGGCCTCGTTTGCTCGTTCGACAATATCCTGCCGGGATGGCGACATCATCCTATAGCGGGGAATCAAGATTGATTGCGTCTTCTCATTCCAATATTCAGGCAAAACATATATGCCGGTCTTAGCTCGTTGGTTGAAACGGCCATGAGTGAACCGAATCAACACCTCGTGTAAACCGCATGAATTTTCCTTAGCCGAGAGGGAGTAGTAGATTGTCGCCATAATTAATTACATTTGCACAAATGCAAATATAACTAACCATATATAACTTCAAGAATTTTTGGCGACTTTTTGGCGACTTAGGTTTTATCTGATGATATTTCGGTCGTTTCATGCCATCAACAAAAACGCCATTCTATAGTATTGAGAGCAGATTTTGTTACTCTATGTTATCTCAATGATTTCATAAGATAACATTTCCTTTAGTCCCGTCGGGACTACAA